GGCGCCGAGCCCGGTGGCCTGGTTGCCGGCGGCGGCGGGGCCGGGGCGGTACTGGGATGCGCCCTCGCGGTGCGCGTTCCTCAGGGCGTCGAACTCGTGGAGCGGCTTGAGCTGCTCGTCGAGCTCCTTGACCCGGTCGCGGGCGGCCTCGAGGTTCCGCTTCTCGGCGTCGACGAGGTCGCGGCCCTCACCGTTCGCGGCTTCGAGGGTCTGCTCGACGAAGTCGAGCTTCTCGGTGCGCTCCTGCTCGAGGCGGTCGATCATGGCGTTGGACATCTTCACTCCAGGGGACTCGAAACGAACGGGTGAGGTTCGGTCGGGTGCCTTCGGGTGGTGCCCAGGTGGTGCCCGTGTGGGTCCGGCGTGGGTCCGGCGCGTAAGCGGCGCGACTTCTAGGTGCCACCGTGAATCACAGCGGTGTCGTTTGTCAACGCAACACGCCTACAGACCAATGGCTTCTATCCCGTCGGTATGGCTAGATCACGAGGTGACGTTGTTCGCGGCAGTCGTCGACGTGCCAGCGTCGGACAGGGGCACACCGGACGAGGCCGAGGCGTTGTTGTTGAGCAGCATGTTTCCGACGACGAGGGTCTTGGTTGCCCCGGACTGGATCTGCACGCCGTTGAACTGGGCGTCACGGCAGTTGTTGCCGGTGACGACGTTCCGGTCGGCGGTGCCGGTGACCCGGATGCCGTGGTTGTGACCGAGGCACACGTTCCCGGTGATGATGTTGTCGTCGCCCGAGCTCGCGATCCCCTGCGCGGTCGACGTGGCCGCTGTGATGGTGTTCCCGGAGATCGTGCCCTTGTTCCCTGAGAGGGTGATCGTCGCGGAGCCGGTGTGCCCGGTGACGTTGAACTGGTTATTGGAGATGGTGACCCCGTCTGCGGTGACCTCGACGGGTTGGCCGCCGGCGTCTCCGGTGACGATGATCCGGTTGCCGTTGACCTGGCACCCGGCTCCGAGGACGTAGACGGCGCGGCGGGTGACGGTGATCGTGTTGGAGTCGATGAGGGTTTCGCCCTCGGTGTGGATCGCGGAGTAGCACCCGGAGATGGTGTTGCCACGGACGGTGATGCGCTTCAACGTCTGCCCGTTGTCGTCGAGGATGTAGACCCCGCGGGTGTTGGACCCGGACCACCCGGAGAGGTCGTTGCCCTCGATGAGGATGTCGCTGATCTCGTTCGTGGTCGCGGTCAGTGAGGGGTGCCGGGTGACGAAGATGCCGTGCCCGGTCGCGGCGCCGTCGATCCCACCGGGGGCGGTGGTCGCGGAGAACCTATTACCCCGGATGACCCATTGGCGGGCGGGGTAGGCGACGGCGTACCCGAACACGGTAGCGACGTTCCCGGCGATGGTGACGTCGGTCGTGTCGGGCTTGGCCGCGACGAAGTCACGGACCCGGGTGGCCCGGTTGTCGAGCAACTGATACCCGGTGCCGGAGCGCAGCTCCATCGCGGCGTCACAGACGTCGACAAACGCGTTGCGACGGATGATCGAACCGGTGGCCTCCGCGACCACGACGGCGTCCTGTGTGGCGTCTTGGAAGAGGTTGTCCTCGATGGTGACCCGGTCGGCGTAGTGGCACTGGATGAGGTCCGCGTCGCCGGGGTTGCCCGTGGTGAAGTCCGAGCCGGTGCGGTTCCCCAGGAAGGTCCCGTTACGGACGATCACGTCGGTGACATGGGTGCCCACCGTGCCCGCGATGGACAGGATGACGGGCACGCTCTCAAGGGTGGGCGCGGTGCCGTGTGCCCCGCCGTACTGCAGGGTCACGCCGGCCAGGTCGAGGATCGTGAACGAGGGAACGGTCAGGTTCTTGACGAGGTAGGTACCGGGCGGGCAGACGATCCGTGCGCCGCCTGCGGTCTCAGCCTCGTCGAGCGCGGCCTGCCAGCGTGCGCCGGAGTCCGCTACCCCGGTGTCGTCGAGCGTCCCGGTCGTGACCTGCGAGACGTCGATGATCGGGAGTCCCTGGGATGCAGCAATCGAGGCCGATAGCGCTTCTCCGATCACCGACTCCGGGTCCTGAATATCAGCGACCACGTCCGCGTACGACAACGGGTGGGTGAGCGGGTCACCCGGCGCCAGTTCCCCCGCGATGTCGGCGAGGTCGACGGTGTCACCGTCAGGGAGCTCGAACCACCGGAGCGCCGGGGGTGCCCCGTCGAGTTCGATCCGGGCCCAGTACTGCCAACCGGTCTCGGCGAACGCGACGTCGTCGGTCCCGGGGAGGTCGACCTCGAGGGCACCCGCCACGAGCCGGTACTTCCGGGGACCGGTGTAGACGACGTTCCCGTCAGGGTCGCGGAGCTGCTGATCGGTGGTGTTCGTCCCGAACGTGACCGTCCCCTTCGCGGGGGCACCGGCGTAGGTCAGGTACTCCGCGGTGACTGTCCCGGTCATGCGTGTGTGCTCCTCAGTCGGTTCAGCTCGGTCTTCCACGCATCCAAAGAGGGGGTTCGGTCCACGTCACGGCGTTGCGCCTCGTACGACCGGACCCACTTGACGGTGGCGTCGTTGTACGCCGGGGTCGACACCAGCGACACCTCGATCAGCCGCGCCTCGTGCCGTTCGACGGAGTCTTTGGCGGTGATGTCCGAGGGGTCGTCCACGAACGTCCATGTGGACCGGATGGGTTGGAACCGGATGGACATGAAGTTCAGGTGCCCGTCGTGGGCGAGCTCGGCGGCCTCCTGCGCCTCACGGGTCTGCGCCAGCCGCCACGTCCCCCACAGGCCGTCAGCCTGGTCGTCCCACGCCCTTGCCGACCCGACCGGGAGGGCCATGTCGTTGTGGAACATGAGCAGCGGCAACGCGGCGGCGGACTCCTTCGCCGACTTCGCCAACGACCCACGGGCAAAGGACTCGAGAAACCACCCGATGTCGGTTTGCACCCCGTACGGGACGGCGCGGCCGTGGAGTTCGGTCATCTTGCCGTTGCTGCCGGTGGTCTCGAGGTCGCGGAGCTCGACACCGAGGACCCGGGCCTCAGCCTGGTTCGCGGTCATGGTGGTCATGCGGGTGTCTCCTCTTCGGCCGACTCGGTCTCGTCGGGTGTCTCCTCGAGGTCGGGTTCGTTGGCGGCAGCCAGGGCAGGCGGCACAGACGGGAACGCGGACTCAGGCAACTCGGGGAACCCCATGTAGACCCTGACCTCGTTCTTGTCGGGGAAGAACGAAGACCCGGCGGTGAACGTCGCAACCATCGTCTGAAGGTCGTCACGGAGCAGCTCGGTCCGGTCGAAGGTGACGTTCCGGCCGTACGGCAACCAGTGGGACGACCACACGTCCTCGAACGTCTTCAGCATCGGGTTCAGCGACGTACGCAGGAGGGTGAGGTACATGGGTTGCGGGGACCGGTACGTATGGCTCGACCCTTCCGCACCGAGCCAGTAGCCGTCGAGGTTCGCGGCGTTCGCGATGTCCTTGATCGTCATCCCCCGCGCCTGGACCAGCTGCTGATCCACCGGGTTCCACGACAACGGGGTCACCTGGGTTCCGGCGGGGAACACACCCGGCTTACGGGCCTGCCCCGCGAACCGCTCCTCCCACTTCTCGGCAACGTTGTCGGCGTTGGTCTGGTCGAACGTCGACCCGTCCGGCTGAATGATCGCCACCGAGGGCATCCCCCGGGTCGTCAAGTTCGCGGTCTCTGCGGCGGCCTCGAGGCCCGCCCGGTTCAGGGTTCCCAGGTATTGCTCGACGACCCCGATCCCGCGGTGCCTGAACGACGGATCGACCCCACGTTTGACGTGAACGACCTGGGTACGCGGTACCTCGCGGCCGTTGAGCAGGTAGACCGGTTGGCCCTTCCGGTCCTCCTGTATCCCCCACTGGTGCGCCGGGAACCACCTAGCCGCGGCGGGGTACCCGTCCGCCCCATAGGCGGTGACCAAGTGGCAGGCGTTCCCGTGCAGGAACCAGTCCTCGACGTGGATCTGAATCCACGTCGGCAACGCTTCGTCGGGGTCCGGGTGTTGCAGCATGAGCGGGGTCGGGGTGAGGGTCTCCCGGCCCTTCGTGTGCAGCAACGCACACTGAGCCACCATCCCGTAGATCCCGAGCGCCCGCCCGATCCCTGGGATGCTGCGGGCGGTGGTGGCGTCCCACACTTGCCGTTGCAGGGTCGACGGATCCGTCCACGTCGGGGGACCGGTCATGCCTGTCGACCAAACGGTGCTCACGCTGCGAGGCCCTGGGTCATCATGGGTTAGCTCATCCAGAACGGGGACAGGGCGGCCTCGGGGTCAGTATGGTCCACACCCCACCCGGAAAGCGACATTGAACCCACAAGGGCGATGGTGTCGCCGGGTCGGTCCCACCGCCCGTTGCGGATCGCGACGGCTGCAGCACTCGCGGTGGCGTCGGTGTTGACCCGGTGCCACCACGTACCCGCGGCCAACTCCTGACGGTGCCGAGAGACCGCGGCGGCGAGGTCGGCCTGGGAGACACGCAGTACGGGGTGCCCGTTCTTCTCGAGCTCGTCGGCCACGTCACGGGCCGGCCCCACGTTGCCGACCGCGATCGTCCGGGGCTTCGTCGACAGGCGGTCGAGCCACGGCCGCACCCACCGGATCCCCTCCTGCCGCATGAGCGCTTCGACGTGCATGGCCCCTGTGTCGTCACGCCACCCCGCACTAACGGCGGCGTCCAACCCGTCGTCGTCGACCCACACCCCAAAGGACACCGGAGCGTCCCGGGGGATACCGGACGCATCCGTTTGTGTTGACCACGTCGCCTCAGACAGGGCGGTCCACAACGCTGCGAGGTCCTGGGACGACCGGTTCCCATAGGCGCGAATGAACTCGGCCCGGTCGTCGAGCGCGGACCAGGCGGAACGGATCGCGGCCGGCCGAACCGTGAACCCATGCACACACGGCCTACGAGCCTTCGGCCCCGCACAGTCCTCGGTGTGACAGACGGCAGGGTGGTGGTCGATGCACGCCTCCACCAGCAGCTCGTCCTCGAGGTCCTTCAACCTGACCCCGTCGATCCGGTCCGGCAAGCTGTGCTCGTAGTAGAACCGGCCCAGGCGCACCCCGGAATCCACCGCCAACCGGCCGGCCACGCGTTCCTCGTTCAACCACACCGACCGATCGGTCCCGGCGGTGGACATTTTCAACGCCTGCCCACTCGATGTGGCGAACGCGGGCACGTAACCGGCCTTGATCCCACGCGCCTGCTCCGCATCGAACGACCACAACTCGTCGACCAGGACAAAGTCCGGGGTCTCCGAGTGCAGGCCGTCCTCGTTCGGCGCGAACGGAACCAACACACCCCCGGTCGCCGGCCACCTGAGCTCCTCGTGACCTATCGACGTCTTCCGGTGAACATCCTTCCGCAACGGCGAGGCCAACAGGTCGTCGGTGATGTCCAACCACCGCCGCCGCGCCTTGTCACGGGTCTGAGCCGTCTGAAACATCTGCGCCCGCCCGATGAGCCGTTGCCGGTGCGTCACGATCGGCGCAATGATCGCCGTCTTCCCGGCACGCCGCTCAAGCAACGCGGTCCCGTCGT